CGAGTTGTCGTCGGTGTCCACGACCACGACGTCGAGACCCAGCACGATGGAGAAGTACAGGGCCAGGTAGAAGGACGAGGTGCTCTTGCCGGTGCCGCCCTTCAGGATGCCGACGCCGATGATGAGGCCCCGGCGGGTCTTGACCCACTTCATGATGGCCGGGACCGAGGCCATGAGCCGATTCAGTTCCTTCTCAGTCTTCGGCTTGTGTCTCCAGTTGGACATGTTTTCAACTCCTAGGCGGGTTGTCGGCCCCCATCTTGCCCCATCTATGGCCCTCGTTTCGCCGATATGGCCGTGTTCCCGACCCGTATGGCCGCTCCAAGGGGCGAGGAGGTGGCCCATGAAGCAGCTGGCGCTCGTAGGCGGCGACCTGGCGCTCGACAACGGCAACTACCGGACCGTGACCGGCGCGGCGCGCATCCGGCAGGATCTGTCGCTCGCGCTGGCCGAGCCGTACGGGTTCGACAGCTACCACCCGGAGTTCGGCTCGGTGCTGGCCGCGCACATCGGCGAGCCCCTGACTCCGGAGCTGGAACTGCTCGTGCGCGCCGAGGTGGTGCGGGTGGTCCAGCAGTACGTGGACGGCCAGCAGGCCCAGATCGCGGCCGATGCGCTGTCCGGGTCCCGCTCGCGGTTCAGCTTCCAGGACGTGGTGCAGTCCGTGCAGTCCATCAGCACGGACATCCAGTACGACACGATCAAGGTGACCATCGCGCTGAAGACCCAGTCCGGCGGGACGGTCCGGGTGCTGCGTACGGTGAGCACCTGAGTTTTGCTGTGCGGCGCCCGGCTCTCACCCCCAAGGGGTGACGAGAAGGAGGGCGCCGCATGGGTGTTTCCAGGGACGACATCGTCTCGCAGATGCGTGACGCGCTGCTGGTCTCCGACCCGGAGCTGGACACGTCCATCGGCACCCCGGCGCGGAAGATCCTGGACGCGGTCGCCGCGTCGATCGCTGACGCGTACGTCGAGAACCACCTGCTGTCGTACGCCTACGACATCGACAGCAAGACGGACGCCGACCTGGACTCCTTCTGCAAGCTGTTCGGCATCGCGCGGATCGCGGCCCGGCGCGCGGTCGGCACGGTGACCTTCTCGCGCACCGGTGACCTGACGCCGACCGTCTTCATCCCGGTCGGCACGGAGATCTCCAGCGCCAGCGACGCCTCGATCGTGGTCACCACGGTGGTGGGCGCGACCCTGATGCCGGGGACCTCTTCGGTCACGGTGCCGGTCCAGGCCGTGACGGCCGGGCCGCAGGGCAACCTGGGCGCCGGGCAGGCCACCCAGATCACCTCCCCGATCCAGGGCATCAACACGGTGGTCAACACGGCCGCCCTGACCGGCGGCATGGACCGGGAGACAGACTCCGAGCTGCGGGCCCGCTGGAAGTCGACGGTGTTCCGGTCGCTGGCCGGGACGGAGCAGATGTACCGGGGTGTGGCCCTGGACGACCCGGACTGCTACGCGGTATCGGTCGTCGGCTCCTCGAAGACGCGGACGGAGATCCTGCAGGTCCCCGTCAGCGGGAACACGGTCTGCCAGATCACGGACGCCGCCTACATCTACTCCTCGCCGGTGCAGGTGACGAAGTCCGACGGCACGCCGCTGATCAAGGACTACGACTACACCTGGATTCCGTCGAACCCGCCCGCCATCTCCGGACTGTCGGGCTCGTTCCCGGCGGCCGGTGAGCTGCTCACGGTGTCGTATCAGTACCTGCCGGTGGTGAGCCGGAACGACCCGGCGAACAACATCACCAACCGTGTCGACATCTTCGTCGGCGGCACGCGGGCTCAGGGCGCCGAGACGTCGCTGGTCTTCAAGCAGGCGAAGAAGTTCCAGACTGTGAGCACACTGGACCTGTACACCGGGGTGTGGCTGCGCGCGGACCAGACCCGGCCGGATGCGTCGAACGTCTTCGTTCCGCTGCCGTTCGGACCGATCGTGACCGTGCCGTCCACTCTGTCGGTCGCGGGTACGACGTACGGCCTGGCGACGAAGACGAACCCGCTGGGCACGGTGGCCAACGGGGTGACGTACGCCTACACCGTCGTCCATGAGGACACGGTGGACGGCTGGACGCCGACCTCGCGGTTCGGCTTGGAGTGGCACCGCTCCTACCTGCCCGCCGACGGTTCGCCGATCGCGATCGGCAGCAACGGCGACTACACCTACAACGAGATCCCCGCCTCGATCCAGGATGCGGTCGACCGGTGGCGGCTGACCGGCATCGACGCCAAGGTGCACCAGGCCAAGCAGCGCTGGCTCCGGTTCGCGCTCGGCGTGATGTACACCGCGTCCGCGACCGGCTCGGTCGACTCCGTCCAGGACGCCATCCGCTCGGCCCTGTCCGACTACCTGAACCGCATGGACTTCAACTCGAACGTCCAGATCAGCGACGTCCTCACGGTCATCCACCAGGTACCCGGCGTGGACAACTGCCGCCTCCTCAACGGCGCGGACGTCACCGGCTACAGCTCGGCCAACCCCAACGCCTCCATCGTCGGTATCCAGCAGATCACCCCGAACGGGTCGCCGACCGATGCGGCGATCTCCTCCTACGTGGACCCGGCGACCGGCCGGGCCAAGGACATCTACTTCCGCGACGACGAACTGCCCGTGCTCGGCGGCGTGGTCTTCAAGACCCTCGCCCGGAACTCCTTCGGGGTGCTGTGATGGCAGCGGACGACAACCTCCTCCACCAGGGCAACGGCGTCTTCAACAACACGGACGTCATCCAGGGCGGCCTGATGCCGCTGCAGGCCGACGTGACCGTGCCGCAGTCCACGCAGCTCGCCAGCGGCACCGGCATGCTCGTGACCGACACGACCGTCGCCGAGCAACTGCAGCACTTCCCCGAGGAGATCTACGACCTGCGGCCCACCAGCCACCTGGTGCGCCTGATGCAGGCCCTGCTCGGCGACTCCGGCGTCGGCCAGCTCCGCAAGCGGCTGCTGGTCTCCCAGCTGGAGAGCCTGTCGACGTCCGGCGCAAGATTCTTCGACCTCGACCGGTTCTACGGAGCGATCTTCAACGCCTCGCGCAGCAGCGACGAGGTTCTACCGCTCAACCCGATGGAGACGGCGACCGCTACGGCCGCCGAGTGGGACTCGATCGAGGCCGCCGACGCCTCCTTCCGGGACCGGATGGCTGCGCTCGCGCGGGCCGTCGCCATGGGCGGCACGGTGCCCGGCCTGAAGGCGGCGGCCGAGGCCGTCACCGGCGTCGAGTGCGACGTCTACGAGTCCTGGGCCCTGATCGACGCGGCCGGGAACGCGAGCGCGGCGGGACACACCTGGGCCTGGCTGGAAGGCGGCCACTGGAGCGACTACGAGGGCGAGATCTGGGGCGTCCTGGAGGGCACACCGTTCTACGGTCGCTCCGGCTCCCTGACCCGCTCCGAGGTCCTGGTCCGAGTCAACCGCGACTACCCGACCACGCCGGAGGGGCGAGCGCAGCAGGCCAGCGACGAGTCGGCGCTGGTGCGTGTCCTGGAGCGGCTCAAGCCCGCGCACATCCTGCTCACGGTGGACACGCAGGGCACCTCGGCCCTGGTGGGGCGCGGGATCTCCGGGGTGCGCGCGGACAGCGAGAACTGGGAGATCGTCCCGCAGGTCACGCCCGCCCAGGTGCCGACGAGCACGAACCCGTACCCGCTGTCTCCGGTCCAGGAGCAGGAGGGCGTGGACCCGAACTCGCCGCGCGTGCTGCCCCGGCCGCCGCTGACCACCCGGCTCGGGGACCAGTGGTCGTACGGACAGCAGGTACCCACCTGCCGCTCCTACGCGGTCGTCCCGGTCGACGCCGACGGTGACTTCACCACTCCCGGCACCGTCCCGGACGCCGACCTCGCCACGGATGACCAGACCGTCGTCTGGCGGGACGGCACCTCGACCGTCTACCGCGCCTCCCTGGGCGCGCTCGACCCGCTGCAGAGCCACGCTGCTCGCGCCAGCGGGGACGGCGTGCTCGTCGCCAACCCGTACAGCGGTGACCGCCGCACCGTTCTGACCACCGACTAGGGGACTCCATGGCCGACCTGTACGCCAACTACGCCGCGCTGGCCGCCGCGCGGCAGCTCGGCGTGGACTACCGCCTCCTGGTCCGTACGCCGCCCGGCTCCCGCCTGGCGCACATCGCGATCCACGGAGGAGGCATCGAGCCGGGCACCACGGAGATCGCGGACTACCTGGCCGGGTCGGCCAGCCGGTTCTACAGCTTCGACTCCATGCTGGCGGACGGCGTCACCGACCTGTCCCTCATGGCGACGCACTTCGACGAGCCGCAGGCCTTGAACCTGGTCGCGGCCGCCGACTACGTCATCTCCTGGCACAGCGCCTCCGGCACCGACCCGGTCACCTACGTCGGCGGCGTGGACACCGATACCGCCGAGCGGATCAAGGCGGCGCTGACGCAGGCCGGGTTCACGGTCACCAGCACGAGCGCGGAACTCAACTCCACCGACCCGGCGAACATCGCGAACAAGGGCGCCCGCCTGATGGGCGTGACGCTGGAGCTGTCCACGGCGCTGGTGCAGTCCTTCTTCACCGACTTCACCCGGACCGGCCGGGACAGCGGCGCGCGGACGACGGTCTTCTACGCCTACATGACCGCGATCCAGACGGCGCTCAACGGCCTGGACGTGCCGGGCAAGGCGGTCGGCTCGGCCTGGAAGGGCCGGGTTGCCCAGCCGGTGTCCGGGACCGGGTCGGCGTCGGGCGACTTCGGCATCCCCACGCTGGCGCCGTTGACCGTGGACGGCGTGCCGCTTGACTCGCTCAAGGACGCGCTGCGCCTGTCGACGCAGCGGCAGGCCTCGGGCAACTCGGAGCGGTTCTGGTCAAGTCCGCCGCGTGCCAACGGTGACCCGGTGCGGGACGTGTTCGAGTTCTCCCTGTCCACCGCCCGGCCGGTCAA